ATGGAGTTGGAAGAGGCCGATGAGGTTACACCCAGAAAAATTGAAGATTTTTCCGGGAACCTTCAGGTTGAGCTGGATTTACCACCGGAGTATTGCCACTATCGGGATGATGGCTGTGAGCTGGCTACTTCTTACTTGGGTCATAAATCAAGCTGCCTCAGCTGCCCGTTTACCAGGTGTATTTATGATGAGCCTGGAGGCAAGCAGTCCTTCCTGAAGGAAGGACGAGCCAGAGAGATGGCCAGACTGTTTACTACCGATGGCAAGGGGATAAAGGAGCTGGCACTAATGTTTGGTGTTAGCCAGCGCACTGTGCAGAGAGCACTAAAGGTCGTCTTGGGTGACTCAGCTAGGAGAGGGGTTACGAAAAATGAGTGAAGGTTTTCAGCCTACGGCATTAGCTCGCCGTGATGTGGACAGGCTTAAGGGCTATAAAGAACTCCTTGATTTTTATCATGGTGTCCACTGGGAAGGTAGGGAGAGGCGAGGCGAGAAACGCCTGACTTTTAACTACGCCAAGGTCTTCATAGATAAGGTTACCTCATATCTAATGTCTGGCATTAACTTTACTGTTGACCCCGTGGAAGACTCAGATGAGGCTAGAGCCAGAGCCCGGAAAGCAGAGGCAGCCTTATACCAGGTATATGAGGATAATAATTTAGAGCAGCTTGACTTTGAGACTGAGATTGATAGTGCCATCCTTGGTGATGCTTGCTGTAAGGTTATCTGGGACCAGGAGACAAGAAGTGTCAGGATTACTGCTCCTGATATTCAAGGTATCTATGCCTGGTGGGTGGGGGATAATACCTCAAGGGTGTGGAGAGTAGTCTCAAAGTATAGCCTCACTGCAGACATGGTAGAAAGCCTGTATCAAATAAAACCCAAGGACAAGAGGTCCAGCATTATTGAGGTATGGACAGCTCAGGATTTTGAGTTGTGGATTAATGGTGCTCAGATGGAGAAGAAGCCTAATCCCTATGGTTTCATACCATTCGTCATTTATCCCAACCTGAGAGAGCCAAAGAAGTTCTGGGGTATATCCGATTTGTCCCAGATTATGGAACCGCAGCGAGAGCTTAATCGGGCAACGTCGCAGCTATCAAGAATATTGGAGCTATCAGGCAATCCCATCGCCGTCCTGGAGAATGTGGAGGAATCTGAGGATATCGCCGTTAGGCCGGGGGCGGTGTGGAATATACCTGAGGATGCTAAAGCTTATCTGCTTGACCTGCTCCAGGGTGGCGGGGTCAGGCTCCATATAGAGTATATCAATTTGCTGTACAGGATCTTGCACGATTTATCGGAGTCGCCCAGGGCTGCCTTCGGTGGCACTGAGAGGGATTTGTCCGGCGTAGCCCTTGAGATTGAGCTTCAGCCGCTACTGCAGAAGGTGAGGAGAAAAAGGCTTATCCGGACAGCCGCCTATAACCGGAGGAACAGGCTTGTTCTTAAGCTTCTTGAGCAATACCGGAATGAGAGCTTTGGTGACAACTATTTGAGGGTGGTTTGGAGTCCAGTGCTGCCGCAGGATTTAGCCAAACTAGTTTCTAACGAGCAGATATTGGTTCAGAGTGGCATTCATTCAAGACGTAGGGCTATGGAGGAGGTCGGTGTCAAAGACCCAGGGATGGAGTTTGATAGATGGCTTGAGGAGAGGAAGAGTATCCTCAGGATGAATAAAGAACTCAATTTTAGACCAGCTAAGGGCGGAGAGAGGGAGAGAGCTTTAGAGCCCCAGGCAGAGGTCGTTGAGGAATAATTGGCAGGAGGAAAAGAGTTGGCAGATGAGGTAAACCAGAAAGCGACTTCGCCAGAGTCAGAGCCTGGCGAAGAGAGTCCACCTGAGGTGGGGGAGTTGGGACAGGACGCAACGTCCGAAACCCGGGTTGCCGAGCTTGAGAGTTTGGTAGCTCAGAAAGATGAGGAGCTAGCTAAAGCTAATGCTCGCCTTATTGAGTTTGAGCAGGCTATAGGTAGCAAAGATAGCGATATTGCTAGCCTGAATCGGTCTAAAGCCGAGTTAGAGGAAAGCTTGGCAAGCGTCAGCAATTCTCTAGCTGAGGCTGTAGCCAGCTACAAAGCTATGGTGGTTCAGGCAAATCCAGAAGTCCTTGAGGAACTCGTTACCGGGGACGCTATCGAGGCTATCAATGAGTCTCTGAATCAGGCAAAAACCCTGGTTAGTAAGGTGAGGCAGGGGCTAGAGACTGAAATTTCATTAGCTAGGGTTCCTGCTGGAGCTCCGGAAAGGACAGCGCCTGACCTCTCAGCTCTATCCCCGCGGGAGAAGATTCAATACGCTATAGGGAAAATGAGGTAGTCATAACTTAGTCTGTTTTAGCTAAACTGGCTACTGAATACTAAAAAGGAGGAACGAAATGGCTTTAACACTAGAAGAAGCATCCAAACTATCCAATGATATGCTACTTCAGGGAGTGGTGGAAACTATTATTAAGGATTCACCTGTCTTGAAGGAGCTGCCCTTCATTGAAATCGTGGGTAATGGCTTAACCTATAATCAAGAGAAGACCTTACCTACTATTGATTTCTATGATGTTGGTGATACCTGGGCTGAGTCAACACCAACCTTTGCGCAGAAAACAGCCAACCTGAAGATTATGGGTGGTGATGCTGATGTGGATAACTTCCTCAAGGCAACCCGCTCTAATATCCAGGACCTGGAGGCGGCCGTCGTTGAGCTTAAGGCTAAGGCGCTCAGGGATAAATTCGAGGAGACCTTTATCTATGGTGATGCTACGGCTAATCCCAAGCAGTTCGATGGTTTAAGAAAGCTTATTGATACCACCACTGCCAGTGACCGGGTAATTGCTGCTGGGGCTAGTGGGGCTACCCTGACCCTGTCTATGCTCGATGAGCTTATTGATGCCGTAAAGGGGGGTAAGCCTAATGTTTTGCTGATGAGTCGCCGCTCTAGGCGTAAGATTAACGCCCTGGTTCGAGCCTCTGGTGGTCTGATGGAGACTGATCGCGATAAGTGGGGTAACTTCATCCAGTTCTGGGATGGCATTGCCATCGGCGTTAATGACTGGATATTGGATACCCATGTAGTTAGTGGTAGTGTCGAAACAGCCACTACTGGCGGTGATTGCTCCACAATCTGCGCTATCCAGCTTGGAGAAGGAGCACTCTCTGGCTTGACGGCCCCAGGTCACCTTACTGTAGAGCCTATCGGCTCACTTGAAACCAAGGATGCTACTAGGACCAGGATTAAGTGGTATTGCGCTCTAGCACTGTTCTCAACCGTCAAGGCAGCTGCCTTAATCGGTGTTCAAGACTAAGCTGGTTTTGGTGATTGAGCCTCAATCAACCACTAATAAATCTGGTAAGGAGGATGATTTAAATGGCTTTTTCAGATCCAGGAAAGGGAAGAGTTATCCTTGATTCAGGCCGGGGAACTGAACCCGGGAAGGTTACACTGGCTGAGGACTGCGAATGTGGCGACGTGCTGGGTTATAGCTCAGGGTGGAAGAGGGCATTGGCCACTACTGGCTCTGTAATTCAGGGCAAGCTGGTTGCCCTGAGTGATGGTAAGAATGGTGAGAAAGTCCCGGTATCGCCTAGTCCAGTGGTTGGTGGTTATTCCGGGGCTACACTTGGTGGCTATGTCTATGTAGACGAGGGGTCTAATAATGGTCAAGTTACACAGACTGCCCCTAGCACCGGTGGTGATGCCAATACTATCATTGGCGTTGCTCTTTCAGTTACTGAGGTTTTGTTCTTTTCGAACAGCCGGCCTGATAGTACAGCGTAATAAGAATGTCTACGAGATAGGAGGCTTGGGGAATAAGAACCCCAACCTCCTATCTGGTGAAGGAGGTAAATTATGGGACTTACGGTAGTGGAACATATTGAACATCCTTTTGCCAAGGGCAAGCTTACCTCAGATGGAGTTCAATGGAGTGCGGAAAAGACTACCTCTACTGATGACTATGAAACGGTGGAAGAGGTTACCATTAGTCCACCACAATTGGGGGCTATTATTGAGTTTGAGTTCGGACTTACCTGTGCAGTGAAGTCCAGCGGCAGCTCCGAGTCAGTGAAATTCAAATGGCAGGCACGCAATAAGGGAGGAACCTGGGTTGACCTTCACGATGAGGTGACTTACTCGGCTGATGCCTCAGTCTATAAGGAGTATACCTGTAGTGGTTGTTTCAAACCAGAAACCAACTTCAATGCCATTCCATTTGATATTCGGCTGCAAATCAAGTCGGGTAGTGCCGGTGGTGAGAATGCCGTTGGTAAGACCAAGAACTCAAGCTATGTCAAGGTAATCTATTCTGCTTCGTGAGGTGGGAAATGGACTTTATCTTTGACCCAAGCTTGGTGCTTTATTTGCCCTTGTATGAGCTAGATGGTGCTTCCTTTACGTCAAGGGATGCCTACGCGCATCTATGCACGGCTATTGGGGCTGTGTGGAAACCCAACGGTAGATACTTTGATGGGGCTGATGATTACATTGATTGTGGTAGTAACGGTGCACTAGATTTCACGAGTGAAGATTTTACCATTGAGAGCTGGATAAATATCGACTCATTGGCTGCGTCTCGCACTATTGTATGTCGAGGTTCATACGAAGTTGAGGGCTATGAATTGATGGTTCCGACCAATGGCAGGATATATGTTTCTACTTGGCAATCAGGCGCAAGGCAAAATTCATACACTGCTACTTCTGTAATAGGCATAAATATGTGGTATCACATCGTGTGGGTAAGGCAAGGCACCTCTGGGGTAGCTTACAGAAACTCTGAGCTCATTGACTGGGAAAGTGCTCCTACCCACAGCCATCCAGCCACTTCGGCAAGAGATTTCAAAGTCGGAATTCGAGACGACAATGGCCAAGATTTCAGCGGTTTTATTGACGAAGTCAGAGTCTACAATCGTGGCCTGAGTCCCCAAGAAATCCAGCGTAACTATCTAGCTACCAAGTGGAGGTATAGATGAGATATAGAGTAAGAATTGACTTGTCCTTTGAGAGCGAAGCTGATGCCCAGTCTTTGATAGCTTACGCCAAAAACATATCTAGTAAGGCGGTTAGTATCAATGAGGGCGAGGTTAATGAGGAGATTTCCTTCTGTGACATGGAGATTTGCCGTCACGATGAAGGATTGCCTTGTGAGAGGCTGGAGAGGGTAGAGGTTAGAAAACTGTAACCTGAATAGAGGGGGTGAGGTAGATATGAATCTAAGCGAGATGAGAAACATAGTCAGGCGAGACCTCCACGATGAGGACGCTGAAAACTACCGTTGGACTGATGATGAGCTTGACCGTCATATTGCCCACGCAGTAAAAGACTTCTCCGAGGCTATCCCTTGTGAACAGAAAGCAACTAAAGCTACTACCTCAGGCTCTAGGGAGATTGATATATCCACCGTAACCGACCGTGTTATGATCGAGGCTGTAGAGTACCCGGTAGATAGGTTTCCCAAGAGATACCAGCGCTTTTCCCTGTGGGCAGATACCCTGACCCTGCTTGGTGATGAAGTCCCCGATGGAGCTAATGCCTACGTCTACTACGGTAAGCTTCATACTCTTGGTGCTTCAAGTTCTACCATCCCTGCTATGTATGAAGACTTAATTGTTGCCGGTGGCTGTGGTTATGCTGCCGTTGAGTGGGCAGTATATGCCATCAACCGGATTAATGTTGGCGGTACCCCGACTCCCGGGGAACTTCTCACCTGGGGCAGGGAAAAACTAAGCTACTTCAGGCAGGAGCTGAAGAGACTGGGTAGGAGAAATCGGGTTAGAATCCGCTCTCTCTATAAACCCTACTATTCACCAGTGTCTAAATCGACTGACTATGGACCATAAGTAATGGGGTGTCTAAGAGGGGCTTAGCCCCTCTTCAGTGAACTATTTCCCCCTCTCCTTTGAAGGAGAGGGGGATTAAGGGGGTGAAGTAAATATGGCAATAAAAGAAGGATTGGCTAAGACTAAGGAGGGCTTGCCTAAGGAGGCGTTTGCTATCGTTGGAGACCCGGAAGACCCTGAGACCTGGAAGCTACCCCATCACAAGAAGAGTATCTTGAGAGCCCTGCGGGGGAAACTTGATATTGAGCAGACGGTTGACTGGGAGCGAATGCCAGCCGCCGTGGCTGCTCTATCACCGGGGGGTTACCGTGGGCAGAGAGTAGATGCCAGCCCTGAGCAAATTCTTCAGGCAGCTAAACACCTGGCGGCTCACTACCAACACGCAGATAAGCCGCTACCTGATACTCTGGCAGCTCTGATATGAGAAGATGGACTTGTATAAAGCACTAATCTATCCCGGACCAAAAAGGTAAGTGAAGCGAAGGATAAAGTGGAGCAATGAGAAGCTTAACATCAACATTGCTTGCTGCTCAGAAGGAAGCCACCCATACCCCTTATGTTAAGGTGGAAGCCAAGAACAGCATCGCTGGGGTAGTCAGGCTTGACTGGACGAGGCTCTATAATGGCTCAGAGGATGATTATTTCCACGCAGTAACTATGCCTGGTGATGGCTCGCTTATTAGAGTCAGAATAACCCCGCCCACCGATAGCCGGAAGCTCTACAGGCAGAGGGTGCCTAATCCTGGTCCTTCATCAGATTTCAGCACCTGGACCTACACCAACCAGTATAACTGTATCGTTGTGGCTGCTGCTTCTACAGGGGCTGAGGTCTCTATTTTCTGGATAAACTCCAGTAGAGAAATCCGGCGCATAAAGAGTACAGACTATGGTGTTAATTGGGGCAACCCTGAGCTTATTGACTATTCTCCCACCACTGCCATCTATGGCCTGGCTGCTGCCTATAAGCCTAATGGTGATTCAGCCATTTTCTTTGCTGACCAGGCAACTCTCTATGTTAAAAAGCATGTCGGTGGTAGCTGGCAATCCAAAGTTGCCTGGGATAAGACCACCGGTGACCTCTCAGGCGTAGCTGCCGTCTATGATGCTGACTGGAACCTCGTTGTTACTGGGGAGGATTCGGCAGACAACTTTAAGCTATGGAGCTTGATATACGGCGATGGTGGCGATGTAGCCTCTGGCACCTGGTCAGCCCTTAAAGAGTTTGCCTCAGCTCCCTCAGATGGTAACTTTGAATACCATAGAGCGTTCATGGATAAGCCGGATGTCTACAGGTGCTTTTATGTCGAGAAATTTACCGGCACCGAAGCCTATAACCGCCCCTTCTGGTCTCACTCTGTCACCGATACCAAGTTTCTGGAAAACTTGTGGCATGAGCCGGTCCCCTTTAACCTGTCAAGTGAGTATGGTATGGCTATTGCTCACCACGGCGATTATTGTTGGCTATCTACCCCCTACGGTGTGTGGCGGGCCAAGCTAACACAGGAGAGCATCGATTTAACCGCCGATGTCTTATCGCTGAGGCAGGAGACCGGGCGGAACCAGGGAAGGCTGACTGTTGAACTGAGGAATGATGACGGACGCTATGCCTCGTTGCCGTCACCGCTTGAGATTGGTTGCCAGTTAGAGGTCAGCCCTGGCTATGTTACCTCTCAAGGAGACGAGGTCAGCTCAGGGCAAGCCTTTGCCTTAGAAGCCTGTGAGCACACCAGCTCAGGGGGTAAGGCTAGCCTTTTTCTCTATGCCGTGGATGGATGGGGACAGATAAATGCCTGGAGAGCCCGACACCAGTCCCGATGGAATAAATCCTCCAGCGAGATGAGTGTCAAGGACATCCTTGCCTTCGTGCTGGCTAGAGTGGGCTTAAAGCTTGAGGTAAAGTCCCAGTCCTCGGTTGTAACCAGCTACTACCCTGATTTCGCCATCCACTCGAATAACAGGGGTGATGTTATCGTCAACAAATTGCTATCCTTTGTCCCTGACGTGCTGTTTATTGAAGGTAATAAAGCCTATGTGGTGAATCCCCAGTCCGCTGACAACTCGGTTTATTCCTACGGGCAAGACCATCCCATATTTGAAGGTAGGTACCGGGAGGGGGGCTGGGAGCTTAATCGCGTACAGGTTGAGGGCTATGACTCAGGGAGTGAGGAGCCAATAGTTGTTGATTCCTTTTCTTGGAGCCAGATAGCCAAGCTCTACGATAGGCTGAGCCAACTGGAGGACAGGAATATAGATACTGTGGCCAAGGCTGAGCAAAGGGGAGAGGCTTATTTGAGAGAAGCCGAGATAGAGTCAATCAGCGGTACCATTCGAATCCCGGTTAATTGCGGTCAGCAGTTATATGACGTCATTGACATAACCGATAGCCGGGCTGGGCTCGATGCTGAGAAGAAGAGGGTGTTGGGGTTAACCTTGATTTACAATCCTCTCCGCAGCGGATATGAGCAGCGGCTGTCACTGGGGGCAGTGTAAGACAAACTTTGCAAGAGAGTTAAAGAGAGACGAAGCCCCTCTCAAAAATACTTCCCCTTTCCCTTATTAAGGGGAAGGGGACAGGAGGAACAGGGTTACAAGAATATCAAGAGGAGGTTTTAAGGGTGAAATGAGCTTGAGGAAAGGGGTGCTGAAGAGTTTTAACTCTGGTGACTATACGGCCACTGTTCGACTCGCTGGCAGCTATAAGGTTTATCTGGAAGAGGTTGCTGTGGCTCGGAACCTACCGGCGGCGGAGATGGTTTCAGGCAGGAAGGTGGCGGTTGTCTTCTTTAATGAACACAATGCTAAAGAGGCGGTGGTGGTGGCTGTTTATACCTAG